GCTCTTCAAAAATTTGTAGACGATGTTACTCCATTACATTCAGGAACAATAACTCTTGAACAAAAAGTAATTCAAGATAACTCTAAATTTAGAATAATTAAAGTTCTAAATGGACAATATCTTAGTGTGGTTACTAGTAGATTATTCGAATTGCTCAGTAGCAATGAAAGAAAAACTTTAGTATTGGATTTAGAGGTTTGATATGGCAAAAGTTAGTACAAGATTTTCAGAATCATCAAGATTAAAAAGTGTAGTGATTGTTAAAAATGGTATTGAATTTGAAATATATCCATGGAAAAATAAAAAAGGAACTTCATCACTTAGACTTTTAAATATTCACGAATCGATACACTCAACTTTAATGGGTGGTTATATTGAGCTTAAAGATCATTATGATTGGTCTGGGGAATTGAATGTACATTCTTTTGAAAAACTAATAGTTTCTTTTTATACTAAATTTCCAAAAGTTCCTTTTTTATTAGACACAAAAACAATCGAATTCAATATTATAAGTGTTTCTCAAATTTCTGATAAACCTTCAAACTACACTGTTGATGGAAAGCAGGAATATAATGTAATTAGAATAGATTTTACAACAGATGATCCTCTTATCACATTGGATGAAGAAGATATTTTAAATTTTGAGGGAGATTTCGTCGGATATATTTCATTAGATCCAGAGAAGGCAGAAGAAAGTGAAATAAAGGGTTTAGTAAATGAAATATTCAATAAACTTCAAATAGAAGAATACGAAATTGAACCAACATTTAATGGAATATGGATTAAATCCAATGAGATTGCCTATCCTTGGTCTAAATCAAAAGGACAGTTAGATTTAGAAACTCTCTTCAATTACATAAAAAATTATGCAGTCTCTCAGAAAAATCCAAATGCTGTAAATTTCTTTCTATGGAGAGATACTGAAGGTTATCATTTCAGATCAGTTGAAGGTCTTATAGACGATCAAAAAGATGTAGAAAATGAAAAAATTTACTTCTTAAGAGAACCAACAATCGAAAATGCAGTTAGACAAGTTCTAGGAATGAATGAGGCTGATGTTTTACAATTAGCCACAAATAATACATTTCAATCCTATTACGAAAAAATTAGTCCAAACTATGACGACTATTATCTAGATTTTATTGATACATCTCTTGCATTCAAAACTGAGATAGTTGATTTTGATTACCATAGAGATTTTGGATTGTGGTCTAGTTTGAATGAGTATAAGATAATTCCAGATTCTCAAGAAACATCGATTCTCTCAAAAACAAAAAACAAACCAATTCAAACATTAAAAACTGATGATGAAATCTATGGATATTATACAGAAGGAAAGTTAAATACTCCCTATTATCAGTGGTGGGATTATATTGGAGCTTCGGCAAATTCTAAGTGGAATAATGTAAATTACATTCCGCAATATGACATGACTGAATTGGATCTTCCTACATTTCACACAATTCATAAAAAAATCAGAGAACCTCTAAAAGAAAAAAGATCTAAATTTTCTTATTTGAAAAATCTAAAAAGAAAATGGGAAGTTTATCGTTGTTCGGTTTGCTGTTTGGCGGATAGATTTGGTGGAATAAAAGATCAACAGGATATAGAAAGATTTCAATCAATCAGAAATCCAGGAAATGATCCAGAATTTAAAATTTTATTTGGTCCAACTGGAGTATTTGGTGATTTGGGTCAAGAGTATAGAATTGGTGCTGCTGGATCATTTACAGATGTTTATAATTATGACCCAGATGTTATAGAAAATAAAGGAATAACATTATCATATAATCTCAACTCTGCGCCATATAATCAGACAATAAAGCAATTCTACAATTTTGCAGATACATTTGATAATTATGAAAAACATATATTTGAAAATGGTTTCAAAACATATGATCTACTGATTGAAAAAAATAATAAAACTATAGCTGATTTGAATGAGTTTATAAATTCTTCAAATGGTTATATCTCTTTAAATGTAAATTATCATACATCTATATTATATGAAATAGAGGTTGGTGCTAATAATCCTCCAGATTTTCCACTCAATATACCAAATACTACACACGGCGTTCCAATGAATCCGCCATTTAGATTTGGATTTAATACAGATATACACCCCTGTGGATATAATAGCTATCCATCTTGGGTAGCACTTTGTTCAAAAATAAAATTTAATGTTTATAGCGTACAGGCAACTGGTGGTAGAGTATTTTTTAGAAGTCCATATGATTTTTATCGATATACAAATCATTTAGAAAATCCAATAGTAAATTTTTTAGAAAGTAAAAATGCTACAGAAAAACTATCCCAGGCTCTTGATGCTTCAACTCAGGATGGGTGCACCACTATATGGTGCACTGATTGTTTATCTGCAAATACATTAATAGTTAAAAGAAGAAAAGCTTTTAAAATAAGAGCAACATTATTAGAACAAAATAAATTAATAACTCACCTAAGAGATACACTGAGATCTAAATTCTACGAAAAGTGGAAATTGGCGAAAGAAGAGTATTTAAATAGAAAAGCTTTCTTTATCTCTAAAAGAGAAGATAAAATCGATAATGCTAAAAATATTGTTAATAGTAACAGTTTATACAATATTAAAAGTATAAAAAGAAAATCTATTCGTGGTTCTAGATATGAAATACTAGCCAGGAATAAAGGAATAACTGGAGCTGAAATTGGTCCATATTTATATCAAATATTTTTTGACGATGATTCCGATAGAGAATTAATTCCAGGACTTTTTAATCATCCCTATTATGATAAAAAATATAAAACAAATATTGGAACTTCAAGTTATAAGTCCGAAAGTGATGATAAAACATTAGGTTTGATTGATGACATTATTCCAGAAAATGATCCACCATTTACTGGAGTTTATGATCCTATAGTTGGATACGATTATAGCGGAAGTGATGAAGTTAATTCAGAATTGCTTGGTGGTGTATCTGAGCCTAATAAATTAAAAGGATTTATATCAGTATCGGATAAAGCAAGAAGATCAAACTATACAGATACAGCTATAAAAAGTGATTTTATTCAAAGAAGTTTAGAATTAACAAATAATACTTCTGGTTATGATGAAAGATATAATCTATATCACGAAAATTTAACTAATTTAAAACCACCAAGTATAATAAGAGAAGAAATATCATCTTATGTTAGAATAGAGTTTAAGGAACCTATAGGTCTTGAATCTATTGTAGATTTTCCAAATGGTTTTGTTAGAAATGCTGGATATGAATATTTTCTACCATATCTGGTTTCTTTAACATCTGGACCCAATGGTAGACAAACAATCAATCAAAATATTGTTGTAATTGGAATGGACCCATATGGTTTTGATGTTGCAATGAAAAGAATACCAGATGTAAAGCAAAATGGCGAATATTATTGGTGGTGGTCTGGTATAGAATCACCGCAGATGGATCTTTGGCCTGAAGTGGCTTTTGAAACTGAATATAATTATTATTCATGTCATAAAGAATCTGATGTTTCTGTTGGTGCAAAATATAATTCATCCCTAGATGGATCTCCATTAAGATTTTCTATAGAATTTGATTATAAAAGTCAAGACGATTATAAAGATTTTGCAAAACAAACAGTAAATGAAAATTTTACAATTTATGGTTCGATGGATGAAGCTTTAAAAAATAATAAAAAAGCTTCAGACTACTCACAAACTTTAGATAATCTTAATTACGCTTCCAATTATCTTTTAGATGTTAATAAATCGTTGAAGGCTTTTAGAAATTGGTGGTCATTTCATATACCATCAAATATAATAACAGTTCCATATTTTGATTCAGCAATATTTGATCCAGATGCAAGTTCACCTTATAGTAAGTTAAATCAAGGCATTTCTGTTATTACAAATAACACAACAAGTATGCCATCAGAAATTTCTTACAATACTCAATACAATTCTTATCTTTATTCAAATAAAAACTATTTAAGAAATATATCATCTTTAAGATCAGACATCAATAGATTTAAATCATATGAAGAAGTTGATACTAATAATTTTTATGAAAATTATATTGATTTAGATTACAGTTATCAAGATTCCGCCGAAATTATAACAAATATGGAAGCTCAGGGTGTTGTTTATATAATCCCAAACAGCTACTATGAGGAAAAAATAAGCGTATTTAAATCAAATGATATTTTTAGAGAACTTCATCCAGATATAAAAGCTTATTTTGGACGAATTACAAATTGGTGGTTATCTGGAGATCATATAATCTACAGACCTGGACTTATGAGTCAGGATGTTTGGAAATACGATCTTTCTGGATATTCTGAGTATGGAATGATTTTCCCACCAACTACAAAGAATCATCCTGATATTTTTGATAATAACTTTGCTGGTCAATTTGTAGTCTTTACAAGATCCACCAATTTCTGCGATAGACTTGATTTTAAGTGTTTGAATCCAAAGGCTCCTGTTACTACTGCTGGATGTACAGCTGGTGATCCATATTGCAACTGTCCAGCAAGAAATCGACAACCAAATGAACCAGAACCGTCATATATTGAACTCTATAAAGCAGAGCAAGAGATCAAAGAATGTGTTTTGATTGAAGAAAATCTTGGTCCAGAATGGTTGGGTTGTGTCTGGTCGGATTCAGAAAATACAGCAAGTTGCAATTGCCCAGAAATAGGGGATAGATTTATGGATTATCTCGAATACTCAAGAACCTATGCAACTTTCTGGAATACTCCAAAAATGACTCCGTTGATGAGAAATTCTCAGATGAATTTATTATTTGGGCAATATATTCAGCTAATAATAGGAAGAAATGACAATATTAAGATAGGTTCGATTGTTGAATTAATGGATGTAAACGACACCCAGCTATTTGTGAGTCCTTATAGAAGGTATTATGGAAAATGGCTAGTAACTGAAATATTCTTCAATTTCCAAGAAGGTATCAAAGAATATATGACGGTAGTTCTCCATAGAGATAGTTTTGCAAAAGATCCAAATGTTTCATCTCAACCATTTTATGTAAGAAAACTATTAATTTAATTAATAAATAAAAATATGAAACTAGTAAAAAATGTTTACTCAGACATTCCAATGTTTATCGAACCAAATCCGTTCGATAAGGATATGCCTCTAAAAAAGGATGGCAATGCTATACAGGAGTCTATTAGAAACATTATATTGACAAATAATGGAGAAAGACCTTTTGAATTTAATTTTGGAACTCCAACTTCCTCAAATATATTTGAAAATCCAGACAGCGATGAATTTAATCTCGGAGTAAATATTACATACAATGTAGTATTATTTGAACCAAGAGCCAGAGATGTAGCAATAAAATACGAATATAAAGACAAAACACTAGATGTGGATATAAATTATTTTATTCCAAATATCAATCAACCTGGTAGAATAACCATGGTATTAGAAAGAACCAGATAATGGCAAATAATAACGAAATCAATTTGGGTAGTTTAGATTATATTGAAATAAAAAGAAATCTACTAAATTATCTACAAAATCAAGATGAGATAAAAGATTTTAATTATGCTGGTTCAGTCATGAACAGTGTTGTTAGCTTACTGGCATACAATACTCTTTATTATGCTATGTATTCAAATGTCTTAGCAAATGAAATGTTTTTAGATTCAGCACAGAGAGAAGAATCTGTGGTATCTCTACTAAAACCTTTAGGTGTTAAGATACCCACTAAAACTTCCGCAATGGCTATAATACAAATTGGTGGTGTTGTGGCGATACCAAAATATACAAGATTTACTGGAACATCCTCAACTGGTATAAATTATTCATTTTATACCCTTGAAGATTATGTTGAAGCAGAATCTGGTAGCGAGTTTATAACAAATATTAAATTGTATCAAGCAAGGCAATTAGTAAAAGAAAAAGATATTACATCAGCATTTGATTTTGAAAATCAAAGTTATTTCATAGGCGATTCCAATGTTGATATTAATACTCTTACAGTTGAAGTAGATGTTGGTGATGGTGTATGGAGACTATGGACTGAACTTGATAATATTGGTGATAGTACAGAGAATCTAAGTCAAACAATATATTTTGTTGAAAGATTCGATACTGGTTTTGAAATTCAATTTGGAAAAGAAAATACTTTAGGCAATAAAATAGAAGAAGATTATAGAATTCGTATAAGTTATTTGGTGTCTTCTGGATCTGCTGGAAATAATATAGTATCATTCTCAACAACAGAACTAACATATAGTGCAATTGAAGTTATTTCTGGTTCTTCTGGTGGATTAGATTCTCCAGATTTATCATATTACAAATTTATAGCTCCAAAATTCTTTGCAGCACAAAATAGAGCTGTGACTAAAGATGATTTTTTAGCAATTTCTTCCGAATATTTAAAATCTAAAGGATATAATGTTACTAAATCTAACTTCAATGCATTTGGTGGTGAAGAATTTTTCCCACCAAAATATGGTAGAGTATTTGTTACCACTGACATTTTACCAAGAGAAGATATACTAGATCTTGTTGCTTATTTAAAAACTAAATGTACTTTGTCTATATTGCCTGAATTTGTTGAGAGTGAATCAAGATTAATCAGTTATGATGTTAAATTTGTTCCAACAAATTCAAATTTAACACAACAAGAAAAAAATACACTAATAAAAAATATAAGAGATTATTTAGTACAAAATTATTCTTATACGAATCAATATAATATTGATCTTAGAGGAGTTGAAGATGCTTTAATTAGTGTTTTTCCAATAAATTCAGCGACATTAAAAATTAAATTTAGTGGAATCGTTACGCCAAACATAGCTTCAACAATTTTAAATTTTGACAACAATGAAATTGAAATAAATGAAGGTTTAAATACAATTTCAAATAATTTTCAAGATAAATTTTCACAAACAGTATATCTGAGAGTTTTTAAAGCAACAAATCAAGCGATTGATGGATTTATAGATTTAAGAACATTTATACAATATCCATCAACTACTGCATACGATGCTTCAAAAAATTATGGAAGAATTAATATAGCTTCTGGAATTTTGGAATTATACAATATATCAAACTCTCCTGTAAATTTATTCTTTAATTTTAAAAATAATTTTTTCAAATCATCATCTAATATTAAATATACAATAGCTCCAGACAGAGTTGAACTTATATGATACCATTTATCCCATATGCTGGAATAACAAATAACAATCACGCTATAAATGCGCTTGTTACTTTAATATCAAATGAGATTGATACAATTTCAAGCGAATCTGATAATTTTGAATTGGGTCAATCCTTATCTACAGGTTTCAATTTTAATTCAGCTGAGAATTGTGGAACACTGTTTGATATTACAAAATTTATTCCAAATTGGGTTATAGTAGAAAAAAATAATAGAGCTGGTCAATTACAATCAACATTAACAATATATGATTTTTTACAAAAATACTATGATTGGCTTTATTGTGATTCACCTAGTGGGGCAAATTATTCACTATCTAGAAATTTACTTGATCTAATTGATATTAGAAAAACTAAATCAAATTTGATTCAAAATATCTACAAAATGTATGCTGGATCATTTGATGATTTATTTACTACTGATTTGAATGTTGCTAGAAATCAATTAGAGAATTTTTTAATAGGTATAAGAAAGAATTTTTATCATAGAAAAGGTTCAGAAGAAGCAGCTAGAAAACTATTAACAACTTTGTTTTTAATAGATGAAGAAGATATACAAATAGAAATTCCAAAGGAAAAAATACTAAGATTAAATGGTGGTAGATTTTATTCTCCAAACTTTAACTTCAATATCACAACTGGAATTACTGGAGATTATCTAACTCGCGGAGATTTAGCTGGTAGCTATTTAAATGGAAGTAAATTGCAGGATTCGGATTGGTTTCATGATTTTTCTTATATCTTATATGCTGGTCCAAATTATTCAAATAATAATGATTTAGAAAATCTGTATAGAAAATCAAATCATCCAGCAGGAATTAAGTTAATATTTGGAAAACAACTTTCAGATTATATCCCAAATGCGCCAAGTGATGAAGATTTATTCGTTTGTGAATATCCACTATTGAAAAATTACTCACCATATGTTTTAGGATCAACCTATCCAAATCTAGGATCGGTTAATGGTTTTAGTTATTCTGGATTAACTTTCTGTGTTGGTTGCGATGGTGTTTCTTATTCTGGATTTACTGGCCCAACTCATCTATTTCCAACTTGGGCGCAAACATTTTCAGCCAATACATTCCTAGATATAAATATTCAAGAATTTTTAACTTTATGCTATGATTCTGGTTTTACCAGCCCAAATGAAATATTGAGTTGTGACAATTGCGGCCCTGCATCATAACGGATATAAAAATGGCAAAAAAACAAAAAGACATTAAAAAATATTTATCTAGTATAGGAAAAACAGAAAATCTTCATTTTCTTATAGGAAAAACTGACAACTATATTGAAACTGGTAGCAATGAGGCTGGTATAGATTTATGGAATAATTCAATTTTTTCAAAGAGAGTCACTAGAAATGATGCTGTTGGAGTCATACCAAATATAACATGGAAAAGTGGCGGTGTTTATTATCCATGGAAAGCATTTTCTACATCAAATTCTGATTTCTATGTTTGGAATAAAGAAAATGGAAATGTTTATATTTGTTTATCAAATAATGAATTCAATAGAAAAGATCTATCTGGAACAATTGCCTCAACATATATTCCAAATCATGCCTATGGAATAAAAAAATATCCAGATGGGTATACCTGGTTGCCAGTTTATAGAATAACTGGAGACTATTTAAGATTTGTTAAAACTAATTGGATTCCAATTATTTCATTTGAAGATTTTAAACTTTCCTCATTCAGTACAGAGCAGCAAAATATTGAAAGTTTCTGCGACGACTCAATTGATACTAGTGGTTATTGTTCTCTGTATTTCAAAGATAACAAAAAAATAGCAATTACTGGTGGAACATTTGAGGATTATATCAAGGGTGAAAGATATAAAACTGTAGAATCTTCTTGTGGTGAGTGTTATTATCTTTTTGATGAAAATAACACACTACAGCCAGTTTTTTATGGAAGCACTGGAGATATAGTAGAAAATATATCAATTTTAGATAAATTTGATGAGATAGGGCAATTAATAGCTGACAATAGAATTCCATCATCCTCTGCATTCTATGCATTATATGAGATAGCAAATAATGGTCCAGACGATGGTGCTATAATATCTGCATCGCTTAATTTAAGCGATATACCATTAAGTCAACTTGTTGTAAATCAAGAAAATCCAGAATTTACAGTTATTTCCTTAACTGGATCTGGGGCAAGAATAAGATTAAAAACTTATAGAAATATAAATGGAAAATTTATAATTAATGGAATTGAAGTTATTGAGAACGGTAAAGATTATAAAGATATAATTTTAGATATTTCATCTAATATTTTTGCATCAAATATAAAATCACAAATTTTATCAAGTATAGAACTAAATCTTGATATTATTGATGGTTTAAATGTTGACCCATACGATGTATTGGAATGTAAAAATGTTTTAATCGATTCTAGAATAGAAATTCAGGAACTAGATCTGGCTGGAGTCCCATATCCAACAGAATTCAATTTATATGGATTGGTGTCCAATCCACTACAAAAACTTCCATCTGGCGATTATATCGTATCTGGATCTGAGTTGCCCCCAAATGTTACAAAAATTGCATCTAATTCTATAGAAGCAGCAGTTATTTATGAGGATGATATAGGAACTGGTACTATTACTAAAGCACCAGTAACTGGAAAAGTTTATGTTCCAACGATTGCAGATCAAACAGATCTAACCCAATTAGCAGCCTTAGTTCCAACTATACCACCATCACCAACCACCATTGTTTCCGCAAATATAACAACAGATGCAACACCAACATCTGAAGAATCATTTGTTACATTGATTGGAAGTAATCATGAAAATGTTTTGAATTCCCAATATGTAATTGATACTGATAATGAGAAGTTTTTCATCAATAGAATAATTAAAGAACCAGATCTAAAACAATATAGCGGAAAAGTTCTACAAGTTGTAAAAACTCCAGCAAATATAAAAATTGCAGATACTAATGGAAATTTATCTAGAATAATTAGAATAAATATAATAAGAGAAATTTAATGGCTACTACTTATTTCGGACAAGTAACAGGAACACAAAAAACATCTTTAGGAAGAGAACCATATTATTCTAGATTCACTGAATTTGAAAAACTAGATAAAAATTATATTTTAATTGGTTTTACACCTGGAATGGCTGTTCAAGCAGCTGAATTGAATGAAATTCAAGATAATTTTCAGAAAAATTTAACATTATCAAATTATATGTTTTCTTTCTGGACTCCAGTACTAGCTTCATATTTACAGGCCAATCCAGATGAAACTGTAGAATCCATACTATGGAACGGTGCTGTACCTTTGAATCCAGCACAAGTTCAAGTTATATCTGGCGGTATTAGATTTTTAGTTGGATGGTATTATTATACCCACCCAAGTGGTTTATGTTACTGGGTACATAATAATACACAGTTTGACTTATCCATTCAAATAAATTCATCAACAATTGGAACTTTTATAGGTTTAACAATTGATTCGTCGGACATCTCTGCCTTTGAGGATCAATTATTATTTGATAATTCTGGTGGATTTGTAAATACAAGTTCTCCAGGTGCTTATAGAATTAAAAATTCAATTATTGAATTTACAAATACTGGAAATCTAACAGCAATCAAACCAATATTGACAGTAACTAGCAATGGATATGAATGGATGAACGGGATTCCACTTTCAGGAGCATAATAAATGGGTGTTGAATTAAACACATATAGCATAACAACATTAAATTCTACGAATTCTTTTTATGATTGGTTTTTAAAAGAAAATACCGATATCATCGGTAAATTAAATCTTTTAAAGGTTTATGGTGCTACAAGTGGTGATGGGATTCTAGCCACCACTGATACAAGTGGTTTGCTTACTCTTTCAATTGGTGGAACTTCTGGAATTATAAAATCTCCATTAATATTCAACAATACTGTAACATTCAATGGACAAGTAAATGTTGGCTCTGTAAATGTTCAAATTTATGGAATGACTGCTGGTGCTGGATATACTTTTGGTATGCCAGTAAGAGTATACCAAAGTGGATCAGTAATAGGATATACAGCAGCAAGAGCAAACAATCCAGAGAATGCAGAGGTTATGGGTATAGTAACTTCTGTTGGAAATACTTATTCCTTTGTAACTGTTGCTGGAAAAATCGAGGGCGATTTTACAACCAGTTATGGTAAAGGATTAAGTGCTGGTTGTGTCTATTTCTTAGATCCAACCAATCAAGGAAAAATTACCGATGAGGAGCCAGCAGTAACTGGTTATGTGTCAAAGCCACTTCTTCTTGGTCTTTCTGGAAATGCGGCAATAATTCTACCATATAGAGGAAACTATTTAAATTCAGATTTAACAAGTTATGGATCTAGTGGCTCAAACCAAATAGTAATAATCATTGACTCTGCTTACAATGCATCATCAGAATTTAATTATATCGAAGTTGGTGATATTTTCTCCTATAGTCCATCTTATGCTGCTTCTGGGGCATTAGAAACTGGAAATAGGGTAAACTATGGTGGATGGTTCCATAGTATGAACTTGACCAATGAATTAAATTATATTGTTGGTGTTATAATTAATAAAACTATAGACGGCAGTGGTGATGCCATATTAACAATTCAATTGTCTGGATATACAAATGTGTATGACATTGAAACAAATGGTGGAATATATCTTACAGATAGTTTAGATTTAACCAGTAAAGCTGCAAATCCACAATGGATAAACACTGGTGGAGATCCTGGAACATATCTCCCAATCGCAACAATATATGATGATTCTTCAGATTCTGCTGTTATTAATATTCGTTCAGTTGGTGGTCAGAGTAATGTATCACTAAGATCCACTAGTGGTGAAGCAACATATGTCGATAATACTGTCGATAATATGCTTGTCAATGGTAATTTTGAAGTATGGCAAAGATCTGAAATTGGAAGAGAAAATCAATATACAACTACTGGAAATGTTGTTTTTGCCGACTTGTGGAGAAGACACGATGGACTAAGTGGAGATTCATCTACAAAAAATTATTATATAATTAGACAATCATTTGCCGATTATCAAAATGAAATTGAAGGTAATCCAAATTACTACATTGATGTAAAAGCACTTGGTGCAACTGGAATAACATATCCAGGTTTGATAAACGACGAATATCCATCATATGGAAGCTATAATCATGTTATGGTTGGGCATGTTGTTCCAGGTTGTAAAGTCTTTGATGGTAAAAAATTAGCAGTATCATTTTATGGTAAGACTTCACACTCTTCATATAATGATGTCAATGTTTATCTTGCAAGATATGCTGGAACTACACTATTGGATTATAAAGTGTTGGGAACTGCAAGTCTCGGAACAAACTGGGATAGATATGATTTTAATGTTGCAATTAGTGGTTTGACATCTTCAGCAACACCAATTGAAAATGATTACTGTGAAATTGGTTTTGATTTAATACCACTGATAACTCAAGCAAGAGCTGCTTCGGAATCGATAGCAACCAATGTTTTCATCTCTCTTGCTTCTGTAAATGCTGGAGCTGTGGATGGAAATATTCAGGCTCATAATTTCAAAACCTATGACGAGCAATTGAGATATTGTAGGCAGTTCTATTATTCAACATATTCTAGATCTGAAAGAGTTGGATCTCCCACCATGATTTCAACATTTGATGTTGCGGAGTCAACTCCAATTATGGTTCCAATTCCAAATTATTCGGAGAAGGTGCATGAGCTGAATATTGAGATGCGCACAACTCCAAGCGTAACAATTTATTCTCCATATTCGGGATCTTCATCGGAAGCCTATAATAAAACAGCAAATAGAGAATTGATATTATGTAATGGAACATATGGATATGGCGGTGCTGAGAGAACTTACACATCTGGAGATAGAATAACTGCAACTGCAAGAATAAATAGTGTTAGAATTAGTGCTGTTGCTGGAAATGTACCATATGATAAAATCTATTATCACTTTGTAGCCGACGCAGATTATCCAATATAATAGGAAAAAAATATGCCATCCTGTAGTACCAGTTCAAATATTAAATCATCAAACACAGTCGTTAGTTCATCAGATGGTGGAAGTAGACTTTCCTTTTTACTACAATCTTCAGCCATTGTAGCAACTGGACTCTCTTTGGGTGATGCTATTTATTACGATGTTGCCAGTGGCAAATATACAAAATCAAAAGCAGATAATGCCGTTACCGCTGAAGTTTTTGGTGTGGTTGAATCGATAGATGGAAGTGGTAATGCAAATGTAGTCATGTATGGTTCTATTGGTTTAACTGGAAACATTAACTTGAGCACAGGCGGTGCTGGTGGACATGATATTTACTTTTTAAGTGGATTAACTGCTGGTAAATTGCAGTCATTGGCTCCTACAGATTCGAACCATATAGTGAAAGCTGTTTATCAGGTAGCACCACATGGTGCTTATACTGGTGTCGTTGTAAATTACATAGGATATAAAGTTCAAGCATAATGGCAGATGAACCATTCATACCAGATTCAAGTAATATCCCATATAGGGGTTTGACTTTTTTTCGTAATTTTATTGGTATAACTGGACCAACTGGAAATCAAGGACCACAGGGTCCAGCTGGTGCTTGTGGTCCAAGTATTGTTGGCCCAACTGGACCAACTGGTGCTACACTAGTCAATATAATAAAACTTAGTGATAATTATTTTGAATTTTTCTATAGCGATAACACATCAAAACTAAGCCAATCTGAAATAGTTGGAATATCTGGGTATTCTAAAATATCTCTGGAAGGAATAAGTCTAGCCTCCTTTAGCGTTTTATCAAATTCTTTAATTGATCAAACTTATGACGGCGATTTTCCAGTTGATATACTGACATTTAAAGGTATATCGTCAAACTATGAAAATATTTTAAGAATATATTACGACAACACTTCAAATCCACCAGAAACAGTTGTTGTGGATTATAGTGCAGTAAATCTTGGCTTTATAGGAATTTCTGGTGGAACTCTTGGAAATTTACTTTACAATAGAACTGGGCAGAAACAATATGGAATTACAGCATCATTTTATGATGATTATGAAAAAGCTGTATTAGTACAAAATAAAAATATTCAAGAAGGCTTGGTAATTGCGAATCCAACTATATTCAGCAATTCATTGGCATGTTATAAAATAAATCCAGATGATGGTAGTGTCTTTTACATAAGTCCATACACTCAAAATTTGTCTACAAATAATGGAATAAATGGTTTTGCTTTCCTGATAAAGAAACCAGAACTAACCACACACTCTAGTGGATTGTCTCTACACATTCCAAATGGTTTTACTTATGGTGGAAACATTTACTACGCTACTTATGAAGATGAATCAGATATATCAAATGGAATAACATTTGCATCTAATTTTTTTGAAAGATTTGATTTATCTGGAATTGTTTGGCAAAATGATTCATATTTTTGTCCAGCAAAACAAAAATTTAATGTTATTAACATGATATCTTTAGGTGGAAGATATTTTGCAATCCCCGCTCAATATGATTCGGCACAAGCAGATATAACATCAACTCACGATACAATACCAACAACATGTTATCCTTTTGAAGATGAGATTGATGTTAATGCATCTGTAAACTTTGCAGAAGGATTATGTTGTCCAGTTAGCTGTTTTGGATCTGTGTCTGAATCATTTAAATCAAATTGTCCTGGATATTTTTATTATGGAAAAACTTTAGGCGATTCATCTCTATGCTCTTCACAAGGATTCTGCTGTTTTTACAATGGTAATGCAAGTGCAGATCTAACATTTTGTCAATGCAAGGCAATTGATCCAAATGCAATTTGGCATCCATATAGAGGAATAGTTACAAATAGTTCATTCTTTCAATGTTCCCAAACTGTTGTTGAACAGGAACAGGGTGCTTATTGTACTGGAGTAAATCAAACAGGTGGAATAACATCAAAATCTAATGCTATATTGAATCAATGGTATTTTCATGGAACATGTACTAAAAATTTTGGAACTGATAATGGGCAACTTGCATATATTTGTCAGGATGGTTATGGTGCGTGTTGCGATAAAGGAATAACATGTGAAAATAATGTTATTTATAGTGATTGTTTTGCAGATAATAAAAGTTATTCTGGTGCAAATTTAACATGTCAAGAAATTAATTGTTCACCTGATAACATTCCATGCTTTCAGGGAGTTCCTGGAATAGGGGAATTGAAACAGGGAGATGAATTTGCTGGTGGTGTCGTTGCTGGCTTTTTTGATTTTTCTAATATAGTTTCTGGACATAAAGTCTTTGATAATTTTAATTATGATGTTAATTTATTTGGAAAGCCACCAGCAGACTTAACAAATAGCTATAATAATATTTTTCTAAATGCTAGTGGATTTTATAAGAGAAATTATAGATCTCTTAAAGATTATTCAGGATATGGTGTAAATGCGTATCCTGAATCTAATATATGTGGAAATTCTGATACATTTATTATAATTGTTGCAAAAGAAGATATAGAAATAAATGGAAATAAAAATTTTATATGGAGTAAAAATAATCTTTCTTGGGGTCCATTATATGATCCAATAACATTAACAAAAGACACAGAAGATATTTTAACTAAAACATATGCAGATGAAGGATATATTTTTGAAAATAATTCAACTATATCTGTAGCATCTTATGCTTCTTTATATTCAAATTCTTTCAGAAGTTGTGCTACGGTAAGAACGATAAATGATTATGCCATCTGGATTTATAATGCACCCAAGCAATCTATAAATGGTTCATGGACTAGAAATTATGGGTTATATAATACTGGTAGACTATGTGGTGCTAGAATTTCTTCTTTTGATCCAGCATATGCACCAGATCCAATATATGCTAATAGTACTAGTTTAGCCGATGCTATAACAAAATTTAATATAGATAATCCACCAACATCAGATATAGAATCAAGTTGGTTTGTTCCTAGTCATGATGAGATGGGATTTTTATTTAATTTAGTTTTAACTGATACTGATTTTAATTTAAATTCATCATTATTATTGAGTGGATTTGAACCAATTATTGGAAGTTATTGGACATCTACTGGATCATTTGATCTAGCTTTATTAAATGGTTTTGCAACATCAACAACAATAGGAACAAGAGCTTGGGCATATGATTTATTTACAACTCCTTTTGGATCTTCTACTTATTCTTTCGATGTAGCATATACAAGAACAAGTGAGAGAAAAATAAGACCAATTAAATTAATAAGATGTGATGGAAGACATCCACTACCAGGTTCAAATAATTATAAATTCTGGAGATTCCCAATCATAAATATCTAATATGTCGATTTTAGGAAGCTCAAATTTTGTCTTTTCAACGATCAGTACAAGAGTTTTTGGTGTTACTGGTCCAACTGGCCCTGTTGGTATAACTGGTGCTACTGGAATCACTGGACCTTTGGTTCGTGGAGCCACTGGAAATACTGGTTATGGTATAACTGGATTTACTTCGACATCTTCAAATATTTTAACTATATTTTTAGGTGATACTGGAACGATTCAAATTAATATTCAGGGTGCAACCTCAGAGTATGAAAATCAGTATGCTGTTGTTAAGGGTGTAACTACTAATGGAATATCCGTATTATATCATTACAACGAAGTTCAAAAATCTCAAAATTTATTAGAATTGGGAAAAACTGATTATCTGAAAATTAAAGGTATAACTTTTAGAAGTTCCACAGGATCTATAGAATCAGTTTCAGTAACATCTAATCAAATTATAGTTCAGGGTAAAACCTATAATTTTTTCCCAGTTGGTGAAACTGGAAATATTGCTTATATCTACACACCAACAAAGGCAAAGGGAGTTCCGAATAGTTATTGGGATGCTACAACGCAGACCTTAAGAATTCCATTAGCTGGTGAAAGAATAACATTATACAACACTAAAAATTTTAATGAAACACTAGCAAATTTAACCCAGGATATAGTGGGTTATACTGGTGCAACTGGAATAGCAGTTCCAGTTTATTCATATTCTCCAGATATTGGCTATAATGTAAATAAACAAAGATTTGAAGAAAAGATAAACAATACTTTAAATGGATTTACATATACACCGAATCTCTTCATTGGAAGTAGTGGTGGTGTCGATTTAGATTATAAGTTTTTACCAGTTACTATTAAGAAAAATTCTATATTTACTCCACAAGTAATAGGTGCAACTGGGAATATAGGTTCATGCTGCTTCTGTGCGTTAAATGAGACAGTATCAGATATTAAATGTTTAGATTATGTTACAAAGCAATATTGCTATGATATGGGTGGAAGTTTCAGCACGGTAGAATGCGTTAAAAGATATGTTTCAAGTTTAGAAAATGGAAGTGGTGATTGTTTCGCAGAAGGTGCTTGCTGTGTTAACGGGGAATGTATAAGCACCTCACAAGAACTATGTTTGAAATATAATGGAATTTTTTACCCAAATGAAGTCTGTCATCCAGTGAGAGGTAGTATTGGTGAGGGATATTTTAATTGCCCAAGTTATTGTCCTCTAGATGATCAAACTGGAAAATGCTGCGTAAAAGGTAAATGCTACGATGATATAACAAGTTTTGCTTGTGAAAGCATACCAAATAGTTCATTTCATCCAGGAGAAAGCTGTGATGGTGATTGTGATCCAGATTGCTTAGATACCTTACGGGGTGGATGCTGCAAAGCTGATGGTAGTGAATGTAACGATGGTTATACACCAGTAGAGTGCAAAGAAAGTGGTGGAATTTTCTTAGGGCCAGGTGAAGTTTGTGGTCTAAATTCCTGCTGCGGAAACAACTTCAGAGGTGAATATTTCAATTCATCTGAAGCGTGTAAATATTCAGAATTGATCCCATGTTTACCAATAGGGACTTATGTTGGTGGTGGATATCTTGTTGGTATTGTTGGAGCACCATCACCCTGTTCAGTTTATTCAAATCCATTGGTTGCTGAAGGTCAACCACTTTCTTGTAGATATTTTCCAAGAGGATTTATGCCAACAGATCCAACTTGGAAATATAAAAACTGTTTTGGTGAATCTGGTGTAACTTTTGGCACTACTTCCCTTCCTCCATCATCACTTAATATCAAGTACTTTACAAGAACCTATCCAGAAGTTTTGACAGAAGATAAGCAAAGAATAAATTCTTGCTTGTTAAAAGCTGGTTTACCATTCATAATGCAAACATATGAAGGTGTTGCCAGACAAACTGCAACATTAAATACTCCAGTTGAGTGGGATGATGGAATCATGTTCAAGGATAACCTAGAATATGATATTAGAAATGGAACTTTCTCATATTCATTAGAACATCTTTCAAATATTTCAATGTTTGAACCTTTAGGTTTTGTTGGCTCCTCAACTTATCTTAAGTTGGCAAAACAATTTTACGGTGAAACTCAAATTCATATGCTTTGGGCTATAATCGTTGCCCCAGAAGATATTGAAATATCTGGTAGTAAGAATTTGTCTTGGGGAATATCTGAATCAAGAGTAAGAGGTAATGGTGAATTTGGATATAATTTGGAACCAATTTCAACATGCATGATTGACGGTCTTCTAACCACAAGAATGCATGACGAAACTTCCAAAGAAAATACTTATTTTTGGTTTAGAGATTTAGCTGAAAACGATTCAAATACTGGGGTAGATGCACTTGCTTTTGATAGATTCGTATTCTATAGCAATGGAGCCTATCCAAATAGTAAGTGGCAAAATAATACAATTGAAAATACCATTGAAACAAATGAAAATGAATTTAAAAATTCATATGCAATTTTATGGGATAATATGACTGATTCCGACAGCTGTATGAAGCAAATTTCTGTTTTGAATCAAACTGGATTAAATGGATACAATGATTGGTATGTTCCAAGTATCATTGAATTGAACCATATTTATGGAAATCTAACTGAACTAAATACTGCAATAGCATTAAATGGTGATGATGTGTTTGCAGCACAAAAATATTGGAGTTCTTCCAGTATGTGTACTCTACACAAGTGGAATGTAAATAATCATTTGGATAAGAAATACTATGAAATATTCGAAACTCCAAGTGGAGAATTTAATTCTAAATTTAGATTTACAAAAAATGATTTTAATCTAACAGAAGATAAATTATACGATTTAAGTATGAATGCTTGTGCTGGTGAAAAAATGCTAACGCAAAATTTTTCAAATGGATTTGTAGAATCACAAAATAGAGATTCTAAAGTAGCCAGATTGAGGCCAATAAGAAGAATTCCAATTTTAGTTTATGAAGATTCTTCTTATTCTATAAAACTAGCTGAGGATGATTTTAACTATAATTCATGCCCAAGTTGTCCAGATGGAACTACATAATATCTTATAAATAATTAAAATTATGTCAAGCAGCACTATTGGAACACATTCATATATCGGACCAAAAGGACCAAGTGGAGCAACTGGTTCAAGGGGTGTAACTGGAAGTACTGGAAATACTGGTCCAATCGGAGCAACTGGTCCATATGGTGTTTATATATTATCATCAAATCCAACAAATACTGGAATAATTTTAAATCTTTCTGATGGATCTACAAGCACAATAACTGGAAATTTTAGAGGTGCTACTTCTGAATTTTTGATCGCTGGAGTGAGTAGTGGTGACGGTATAACTTTATACTATACATACTCTTCTGGTGAGTTGCAAGTAAAGGGTCTTTCGGCCACTGGTTCTTTATATTTGACAGAAGATGAAAACTTCGTTTACTTCAACACAACATTGGCAGAAGTTCAGTCGGAGTTAGATATTGCCAATTTGAATGTTGATACTTTGGTATATTTAAAGACAAATTATCAAATTTCAAGTACTACAATCGGTGTAACTTATGACGGTGTTTATAACAGTGGAACCTTGGTATACGATGATAAGGGAAATACAAAATCAAAATTAAATTCTAGATCAAAAATTAAGTTTGTACAATCTAGAAACATTTTTGATACACCAACATATCTAAATGTTGATGATGCTGGATTATTCTATATAACGACTCCAAACGGTATTGCTGGATTCACTGGAACATTTAATAAAAATGAATCAGTATCTATAACTTTAATTTTCCAAAATGAAGATATATGGTATTTTCCAGAAAATGTGTATTTTGAAAATGGTGAAAACTACTTAACTTGTGGAAAATCCATAGTCAACCTGACAACCACAACTCAAGGTGAGAGCTGGTCAGCGACGGTTGCTGCTAGAGGTTTTGATGTTGATAATGACAATTGTCCAATAACATATACTTTTGGTTCTTGCTGTTATACAAATTTTGATGGAACTCTTGGTTGTAATGAATATGTCACAAAGGATCAATGCGATAGATTATTTGGAACATTTAATGCCCTTCAATCGTGCATAAATTCCTGCGGTATAACTGGAATTTGCTGTTCAAATGGTAGATGTCTTGAAAATAGCAATCCAACTGAATGTGAATCATTTGCTGGCACATTCTACAGGGGAATAACATGTGGAGCATACGCAAATGACCCACAGGGTACAAATTTTGGAAATAGATTGTGTCCATACTACTGTGGCGATTATGAAATTGTTTCCTGCTGTAAAGATGGTATATGTTTAGGTAGCAATTTTACCAGACTTTTATGTGAGGAATATCTTGGCGGTGTTGGATATACTGGATCATGTAACGATGTAAATTGTTGTGAAGATGCTGTTGGTGTTGGCCCATGTTGCACAACAGCTGGCTGTGTTGAACTAAATAAAGTTCAATGTGATGCAGCTGGTGGTGTTTTTATGGGTGAAGATTTAAACTGTTCAGAAATTAACTGTGATTGCATATATTCTGTTCCAAAAGGTGCTTGCTGTTATTCAGATGGTAGTTGTTCTATTTTATCATTTACCGCTTGTGTGAGTAGTTCTGGTTCTTATCTTGGAGATTACACCACATGTGATCAATGCCCACAACCAGAAGAAACTGGAGCATGTTGTAAAACAGACGGTACTTGCTCTGTTATAACTCCAGCACAATGTGCTGCGGCTGGTGGAAATTATAAAGGTAAAAATACAAATTGCTCAACATGTGATACTGGTGGTGATCTTGGTGCTTGCTGTGATGATATAAATCAAATTTGCGATCAAAGGACACAATCAGAG